CAATACATCAAACTTTGAATAGTCTGATACTTCTTCTTCAACAATAGATTTAAATTCTAATAGAGATTTCATGCAGCTTCTGTATCGTCTTCTTGTTGTTCTTCTTCATCATTAAATAATGTTTGTGCAATATCAATTTTTCTTGCATTTAGAGCATCAAAAGCTCTAGTTGATAACATATCAGTTAATGTATCTTTTGCTTCAGCTGCATTACCAACCGAAACACTATTAATAAAATCAATCGTTTCCATATTTATTCTCCTATTTTCTATTTAGTCTTGATGCCAACTTTTCCGCATCTGCATCAAGCATCGGCGTTCTAGATTCTGAAGAACCTTCTTCTGCCGTATTATCTACAGGCGGATTAACATCTGTTTCTGCCTGTTGTTGTTCTTGTCCTGGTATTGGAATAGTTGGACCACCTGTACCTGCTGCATCTTCTTTAGCAATCTCTTTGTCCATTTGTGAAATGTCTTCATCAGATAATTGAAGAATCTTTCTTCTAACCCATTCAGCTGAATAGTAACGACCAATATATGGATCAACAACTTGTAATAGGCCTAATCTTTCACGCAATAACTCTGCATCACGCATTTCTGTGAAGTTATTATCTTTCTTATAATCGTAATATATATCTTCTCTAAATTTATCCCACTCATCTGATGTACAGATACCTTTAAGAACTAATTGAATTCTTAAAGCATGGTCAAAAATTTGAGAGAACTTATTACGCAGTCTGATAATAAACTTTGTAAACTTAACTTCATCTCTTGTTACTTCAGTTGTACGACCAACACCAATCATACCGCCTTGTTGTGGTTCTAAACGAGAGATTGGTACGTTTAATGCGTTTAATAGTTTCTGTCTAAAATATTTAACGTCTTCTAACTCACCAAGGTTTTGGCCTGCAGGCAACGTAGTGATCTCAGTACCTTTACCGCCTTCACGGCGAGGCAACCAGAAATCTTCTAACATAGACATGTGTTTGCGATCATCACGCAATTCACCAGTCTGTGCATCATAGACCATCTTGTTGCGATACTTCAACATAACGTCACGCAAGTATTGTTCAGCCTTGCCTTTTGGTAAGTTACCAACGTCAATGTAGAAAATGCGGCGTTCAGGTGCTCTTGATATACGATAGATAACTACCGCATCTTCAATCATACGCAACTGATTAAGTGGTTTAATTGCCTTATGTAAGTATGATATAACAAAAGTATTTTTTGCATCCATCATACCAGAGTTTACGTTAATAACGGACTCTGTAGAAATACGAAGACCAGAATTTACTTCTGATGTAAAACTTTGTGCAGACGGTGCTCTATCATTATAGACATAGTACTCTGCAATAGATTGGATGATTTGAGCCCCACTTTTTGGATCTCGCATCTTTTTAATTTCACGCACTTTACGAATTTTGCGCGGATCAATATATCTTAATTCTTGTATACCATTTTTAGGATTAGTTTCATCTACTACAACATGGTAATAAATTCTTCCATCAATATACCAACGCTTAAACAAATCATCAGAAAGATTACCAAAATTGAGCATCTTTAAGACGTTCTCAAATTCTTCAATAATTCTTTTCTTAATTGTTTCTGGTTGTTTTAATTTATCAAGAATGATATCAACTGTTCTACCAGCTACATCATGTGTGATAGCTTCATTAACAATATCATCAATCGCCATTTCAAGCTCAGGATGATTTGCCATTTCACGGTATCGGGTGATTAATTCAAGTTCATTGCGAACAGCGCCCTCTAAATCTACATAAGTTCCGTAGTAGGCATTTTGCGTTATCGTTACCGCACCATCATCTAACGATTCCGTTGGAAGTGCGAAAGATGGTTGCTCAGGATTTTGTACCTGAACAACATCTTTATTTCCGAGTGTAAACCCGAATAGTTTAATTGCCATTAAATATCCATTCTATAAAAAAAATGGAGAAGGACCGAAGTCCATCTCTATCAAAGCACGTTATCAGCTACTGATTCCCACCATTGATAGGCGAGAGTTACAGAGAATTCCTCAATCGTATCATTAGATCCCCAATCTACATCAATTGCAGATACATCTGATGGGAACAAACCGATGAATTTATATTTCTTCAATTCACTACCTGTTTTACCATATTGTGTAACTTCACCATCAACTGTGTAACCGCCTGGTGCTAATGCATCTGGATTACGCACGTTCAAACCATGACTATTTATGGATTGCATCCAACGCTCAAAAGCATTACGGATAACAAAGTCTTCATCATTGATAATTGTAATAGTCCAATCGGCGAATGTTCTGTTGCCAACAAACTTCAACTCACGACCAAAATATTGAACTGGCACAACACCTAGCGTAGAGCCAGGCAATTGTGCAGTTTTACACATGAAAGTTGTTTTAGCTTGTGCGGTTCCTGGCGTTGAGAACGCAGGAAAGGGCAAAGATATTTCGAATAGGTTTGGACGGGCACCGTCACCAGTCAACTGGGAACGGAATTCGTTTACGTTAAATGCCATTTAATTTCTCCTGTTTTCTCTATTTATTAGAATCGCCCAACAACTTCTTCAAAACTTACGCCTGTGCGTACTGCGACAAAGTTGAGTTGGATGAAGTTAATGGAACGTGCAGGTTTAATGTATATATCACCAATGAATTGATTAGAGTCAACCACATTAGGTGTATTATTAGATCCATCACACACAACACGGAAGTCAGTAATGCCTCGGCGACCTTGTACATCACGCAAGAACGGTTCAACTAAATTAATAAATTGCGATCTTGTGAATTGGTCATTGAATTCAAACATTGAAGTACGTGCAGCCCTAGCAATTGTTTTCTCAAGAACAATAAACAAGCGGCGGACATTTATTCGGTCAAATACAGATGGACGGCTTAACAGAGTTTTATCTCCAAATAAAACTGTACCTTGTCCTTGGAATGTAGCAACAGGATTCACACCAACAACATACAAGTTATCACGTTCTGCCTTATTTGGATTCCAAGCTAATTTGATAACATTCTTAATTTGACCACGATTGAAACCACCAGGTGAGAACCATGGGTCACGTTCAAGATCCGTACGAGCGCAGAGGCCGGCAATATCACCATTCAATGGCACCCAACGATATACATCATTGTATCTATCGAATTGATATTTGTATCCAGAATCAAGAACAGCATATGATGTGCTTGTTAAAGTATTACGATATGTAACAACAGAACTGGATTCAAGACCAGCGTTATTAACAACCGATTCTTTAGTTGGTGACAAGAACACCATACAGTCTTTGCGAACTTCGGTAATATTAGAGATAATATAACTAGCAACTGTTGAATTACCAGGACCAGAAATAACTAAACCAAAGTCTACCGCATCTGTACTAGCGAATGGTGCATATGCAGCAGTGATTGCACTATTAGTCATTGAACCATCAGCACCACCACTAAGGGATGCACTAAATGGATTTCTTAGTCCATTGGCCGCATCAAATGTTGTTCCGTTTGAAGCAGAACCCCAATTTGAGTTACCTGGTGCATGACCATTCCACCACACATAACGTGAACGACTATTCAATATATTAACATAGTAATTTGTAGCGCCGTCACCAAACTTAGCATCAGATGCCTTAGATACGAATGCATATTTTTCCAGTACTGTATTTGCAATACCACCAGAAAACTTACCATCTTCATCAATAACGATGATATGTAATTCGTCATTTGAACCATTAGCAGCAGTTACATAATCAGATGTGCCTGGAGCTACACCAAATTGATCGGCATATTGCCACTTACGAAGAATTGGTGTACCAGCATCAACTGTAGCTGTCAAAGCGGTTGTGAGAACAATTGCTGTAGCGTTTACAGAAGCAACTCTAGTGTATGATGATCCGCCATTCACAGAAATCAAATCACCGGCCTGTACGTTTGCATTAGCTGCCGCAGTACCGTTAACATTAATAACTGTAGTGCCAGAAGCTACGGCATTTGCTCTCATTGAATCTGTAACCGTCAAGTTAGCAGAAAATGCCTGTGTAGAAGCGCACATAGAAACACGAAGACTATTACCTAATACACCAGCATATCTTGCTGCAACAGGTCCTATAGATGTGTTTGCAATAGAATAATTGGCAAGATAATCGTCTGCATTCTTGATTAATACTGCTGCGCCGTTTGCAGTTGCATTGAGTGTCGTTGTGGTGTTAGCCGCACGAACAATTTTTAGGTTGTTAGAATATGAAAGAAAGTTTGCTGCTGAGAACCAATATTCGTAGTTTGTGTTGTTAGGTCCACCAAATACTGCGCCAAGTTGAACCTCATCAGTAATGGTAGTAACTTCTCCTACTGGACCCCAAGAAAACTGTCCACCAAAAGCGCCAACCGAAGTTGGTATGGACGGTACAATTGTGGTCAGATCAATTTCTGATACATTTATACCTGGTGATAGCTGAAATGCCATGGATTTCTCCTTTTTGTTATTGAATCAATTATATTTATAACTAATACTGTATTTAGTTTTTTAGAATCTTGAGGATAGATATCCCTTTTCTGTCCACACATCTCCATTATCAACTAAGACTTCTTCTTGGCGTCCATCGTCAATAATACCTACAGGAGTCAAATCTTCTTCTGCAAACATATTTTGTTCTGCCAACATAAGTTGTCTAACGTCTATATTCGTAGAATCTTTGAAATAAGTTTGAGCTGTCAACCAAGCAAATAGTACTAGACCCATAACCAAATCGTCATTATTACCTTCTTCAGCTGCATAACTATCACGAATTCTTACAAATGTGTTTAATTCCGCAATCGTATCGAAGTCATTAATGATTAATTTATCATTCTCAATCAGCGTTTTTAAGTTAGCACAACCAATCTTTTTGACGGATTTAGTTGTCTTAATACCAAACGATGTTGCTCTTTTGAAACCACCAGAGATACTTTGACCTTTGATGTGATGATGTTCCAACTTGTAGATATTCTCATACTCTAAATCATAATGGAGAATATCTACAACTTGTTGACCAATGTTGTTTGTTTCAATTAATGCATAAGCTTCATTGTATCTTTTCGCAATTGAATATATTACAGTTGGAAAAAACAACAAAGGCAACTTATTATTTCTATATTTAGCTACCTGCCTATACGGTGTTTGTGTAACATCTATTACATTAATTGTGGAGTAGTCTTGTTGAACACCTTCTGCACAATCTACGTTAGCAATATACATATGTCCCTGTATGGGATGCTCATATATATCAAATCCTTCTTCTGAGTATAGTGGATTATAAAAGGCTAATGAACGCAATTTAGAACCAGAAATAAGAGTTGCCGATGATCCAATAAACTCAGTTTCAAATTCTTGTCTAAACTGTTCTTCAGAAGTGTTACGAATCGTTTCTTCTTTCCAAGCCGCATCACGACCTGGTACTTGTGACCAATGCACTTCAAGCGTTTTATATGTTGAACGTCCCTCTGCAGCATCTATCCACATCTTATAGAAATGATTTAGTCCATATGGAGTAGAAACAATAATAACTTTTGTGGTTTTACCAGATGAAATCACAGGGTATGTAGATGTGAAAAACTCATCTGCCATATTCTTAGGAACGAAAGCAAATTCATCTAAGAAGATTAAGTTATAAGAACCTCCGCGAACACCACCTGCTGATGTTGCATACGCAGCAATCTTAGACTTATTCTCCAACTCAATATTACCTTTGTTCCAAACAATGATACCTTGTTGCAACCAAACAGGTAAATATTCATACGCATATTGAACACGGCCTAAAATGTCACGAGCAAGAGCGCCTTTGTTTGCAAGAATAGCAATACTGTAGTCATCTTGAAACAATACAGACCATAACATAAAACCTACAGTCGTGGTTGTTTTACCAACCTGACGAGGCATCTTTGCAATACAGAAACGATTTTCGTGAAATGTTCTAACCATATCCTCTTGGAATGGCCACATCTCAAATGATATTAGACCTCTATCTACGTTAACAATTTTAACATATGTCTTGATGAAGTAGACAGGATCTTGAGTGCATTTTATAATTTCAGCAACTTGTTCCTCGGTGTAGGAAATCTCTACACCAGGTTTTTTCAAATTCGAATTACCAAGATAACCAATATCAACCATTTACTTCACAATGCTACGTAGCATCCACGCTTTCTTTTGATGAGCACCCAACAATTCTTGTAAGAAGTTTGATACAGCTGGTTCACCAACCTCATCAGCTACAACAATACCAGCACGAAGTTGAATGATATATCTTTCATTATCATTCTTCAAAGTCATCATCATTGTTAATGCATCAGGCACACTTGTTGCCTCGTCTACTACAGACAATTCTAAAAATCTAGTAAATGATCCAGGTGCATATGCATCCAAATATCTTATGTGTTCTGCAATTGGATCATTCTGTAAAAACACTTCATTATAAAAAGTATCTAAAAATGCATGATATTGGGGAAAATTATTACCTTCAATGTTCCAATGATAGTTGTGTGATTTTAAATACAAAGCAAAGTTTGTACCTAAAATAACTTTTAATTGTTCAATTAATTCTTGCATAGTAATCCTATTTATTGTTCTTTAAAAACTTGACTAACTCTGTAGTAGAACCAACAAATACGGCCTTATCTACATTAATATTACCAGAATTTTTATGTTCTTGTGGTACTAAATCTTTTTTACGTTTCTGAATTTCCATCAAGTCTTTATTTAAATCTGAAAGATTTTTGATTAGATTGGCTGCAACTTCATATGCTCTTGGGTGTTCAGATTCTTTTGCCACATGTAA